TCGGACCGTATCGTACGAGCCAGACTTGGGCAGTTCCTGGAGCGATGACTGCTGGCCAATCTGTGCCGGGCATTTTTATTCCTAAGGTTGCTGCGCAGACTACAACACTGGTAGCCATGCGCGCGAGGATTGGAGCAGGAACAAGTATTGGCGTGCAGCTTCAGAGAAATGGTTCGAACCTTGGTTCTGTAGTTACTGTGACTCTGACAGCTGCGACAACGACATATAATCAAGCCATTACTGATCTGGATTTCTGCAACATCGTTTTGTCTGCTCCAGTAGGTACACCCTCAGATCTATCTTGCTCGATTTTCTTGGAGCATTCGGCATGAAGACAAAGCGATTGCATCAGAAAGTATGGCTTGCGTGGGGTCGTTTCTGGGCGGTGCAATTCGCTCCCGAATGGGTACAAATCGGCTTCCACGTGGAACTTCGTCGCCCACTGATTGATCTTTATATTGGACCGGTCACGATTGCTTTTGGACGGCATCCAGCATTGACCGATCCACGAGTCGCACAACGGCATTCCTGTCGAGGATTCCTTATTGGGAGATTTCCTGATGAGGCGGTGTTCTAATGGCCGTGACGGTGACGACTAGGCTTGCTGGAGCAACTGACATTACTCGTGAAGCTCTTGCAGGAACGGCTTGGGTGAATCCAAATAATGTTCTTGTTGAAGATGATACCTTTGCGACCGAGAATATTACTGTAAAGAATACACCGGCTACAGGTTCAACAACAGCCGGTTGGCTCGTTCTCAAAAACTTCGGAATCTGGGCATTAATGCCACTTAATGCATCGATTCTAAAAGTTGAGATTATTGTTCGCTCGTGTATGACTTCGACTGGCGGTGTTGGGAACCGAGAAACAGCTTGGGCATATTCTCTTGTTAGAGGTACAAATGTCCATACTTCGACGACCGAGCCGACGGCATTTGAGACTGTAACTTATGATGTGACTTCAGAGCGAGCATGGACACGCGATACTTTTCATGATAGTAATTTTGAAATTCACGTTCGAGGACGTAACGGTAACAGTGCAAATGATCCGGGTTATAAATACGCATATGTTCAGCTTCGAGTTACATGGGATGATCCGGTTACACCTCCGGTGAATGAAGGTTTGATCGATGACTTCAATCGTGCTGACAACTTCGTCGAGAGTGGAGCTGGCAGTTCTATCTGGAGCGGAAACAACTGGGATAATACTGGTGGAGCATCCAGAGTAATCTCGAATCAGCTTGGAATAACCAGCGTTGTCAATACTCGATTGAGATATCTTACCTCAGTTTCTGACGATTTTGACTGGATTGTCGAGATTCCTGTTATTTCAGGATCGTCGAGTGCGTGGATGGGATTTGCAATTACCCCCGGTGCGTCTTACAACTGTTATGAAATTGAATGGACTATGAACGTTGGTCTCACTCCGAAACTTCGTAAATATACAGGAGGAGTTCAACAAGCTGATCCCGCAGTAATTTATAGCGCAGGATGCTCGGTTAATGCGGGCGATACGCTTTGGGTTGCGAGACGGGGTACAAGAGTAACAGCATACAGAAAGCCGTCTGGTAGTTCAACATGGACAAAATATCTCGAAGCTGAGGCACCCGATTATATTGCTGGTTATCTTGGATTGCATTGGGTAAATACCGCAATGCGTTGGGAGAATGTTCGAGGTGGAGGACTTGGACCACAGCCTCCTGGGAATATCACACCCCCGGCAATTTCCGGAGAACTTACCGAAACCTATACATTATCGGTTAGTACTGGTACTTGGACTCAAAGTCCGACTGGTTATACCTATCAGTGGCGTAAAGGTGGAGTAAATATTGCTGGCGCTACGACTAATACATATACTTCTTTGTCAGCAGATGTTGGAAGTTCAATCGATTGTGTTGTTACTGCCACTAATGCGCAAGGATCGAGGTCGTCTACATCGAATTCCGTTGTTATTCTTGCTGCTCCGGTTCCGCTTGATCAAACGGTGTATGATAATTTTGATCGAGCTAATGGATCAGTTGCTGCCGGTGCGGGTGGAACACTTTGGGAATCTGTATCTCCAAATGGAAGCTCAACACTTCCGCAGATTGTATCAAATCAGGTAGTGCAGAATCCAAGTGCTCCGCGTTGTCTCAGTAAATTTCAGCTTGCTAGGAACTTCGATATTATAATCGATATGCCTGTCGCTCGAGGAGGATGTACTTTTACGTTTTGTATATCCGAAGGAGGTACCAGCGCAATTGACGGATATACAGTTTATTTCGGTACTAGTTCTTGTTATTTAACTAAAGTTACCAATGATACCGAGACGAGCATAGGATCAAGTTTCCCTGGAATTACTATTGCGGATGGAGATACGTTTTGGGTCGCTAAACGAGGCACGGTTTTGACTCTTTATCATAGGCCAGCAGGGCGAGCATTTAGGCAAGTCGCAACGGCAACTGATGCCACATATGATCGTCCAGGACCATTTGGATTTGGACCGGGATATGATCCAAATACAGTAGGACGTTTGGACAATCTGCGCGCTGGACCACTTTACTATCCGCCAATTCCTATTGTGTCTGTCGTGTGAAAGGAGTGAATAGTGAGCAATGTCGACGAGCCGACTCTCGCCGAACAGGACGAAGAGCGGCGAGCTCAGGGACTCCCACCTGTCGGTTATGCGGCTCCCGACGATTGGGTGTCTGGATATGAAGTAGAGCTACATCCCCCTGATTGGGTTTCATCGTCTGAATCCGAAGAGTCTCCGCCTCCAGCTGCTTAAATCTTATATTGCTATGAAAAATAAATTACTTATGACACCCAGGCAAAGATTGGCCGCTTACTGGTGGGGTCTTACTGAACGTGAGCGTGCAGCGATTCGCGAGCAGTTTATTCGAAAGATGCAGACTGATCCGATATTTCTCAGCCAAGTCAGACGAGTAATGGCAAGAGATAAGGCTGAGAGAGAGAAAGCCAAACAATCATTGGCGAAAGTAAAACCAAATGACGGAGAACAAGTATCAAGCGAAGATAATAAAGAAGCTTGAAAAAATGTTTCCCGGCTGCATAATTATGAAAACTAATACCGACCATATACAAGGGCTGCCGGATCTTCTTATTCTTTGGAAAAAGTATTGGGCCACATTAGAAGTAAAACCTTCTGAGTCGGCAATTTCACAGCCAAATCAAAATTATTACATTGAAATGCTGAATGACATGTCGTTTGCCGCTTATATATTTCCTGAAAATGAAGAGGAGGTTTTACTTGCGCTTCAACAAGCATTTGAACCTCCAGGGTGAACACGCATTTTTGAGTCCTAGTCAGTATCATTGGATTCACTATACACCCGATAGATTAATTGAACGTTGGACCGCAGCCCAAGCTAGTGCCTATGGTGTTGCTCAACATGAATATGCACATAGAGAAATTGAGGCAAATAGACTTTCCGATCTAGTTGGTACCGTGGGCTTGTATATTAATGATGCTATCAAGTATAGAATGATTTGTGAACAAGTCCTTTATTATTCGGAAAATTGCTTTGGCACCGCAGACACGATCTCCTTTCGATACAATACTCTTCGAATTCATGATTTGAAAACTGGCGTATATCCAGGTTCTGTTCATCAACTCGAAATCTATGCAGGATTGTTTTGTCTTGAATATGAAAAAGATCCGTTCTCGATCAAGATTGAACTTCGACTGTATCAAGATAATGAAGTTTCAGTTTATGAAGCAGATCCAGAGGATATTGTATTCATTATGGATAGGATTCAAGAATTCGACCGTGTAATCACTCACAGGAGATTGGAGGAACAGTCGTGATTCGTACTGAAGAAGAACACCTCGCGCATTACGGCATCCTCCGTCGCTCTGGTCGTTATCCATGGGGGTCCGGAGCATCTGAAAATACTCGTAATCGAAGCTTTCTTGATATTATCGATATGCATAGGAAACAGGGCATGTCCGATGCCGAGATTGCTAGAGGTTACGGTATTACGACGACACGACTCAGAGCTGCGCGATCGATTGCTCTTGCTCAACAGAAGCAGGAAAAGATTCTTACGGCTCAACGTTTGAAGGATAAGGGTTGGTCGAACGTTGCAATCGCTCAACGCATGGGTCTTAGTAGTGAATCGTCGGTTCGCGCGCTTCTAGCTCCAGGTGCAGCAAATAGAGCAGATGCTCTTCAAAGTACAGCCGACATGCTTAAAAGGCAAGTAGATGAGAAAAAGTACATTGATATTGGTAGTGCTGTTCATCTCGAGCGAGGCGTTACTCGTACTCATTTTGACACGTCGGTTGCCATTCTGAAAGAGCAGGGTTACGAAACTTATAACATTCACATCCCTCAGGCTGCCACAGGTAAGTATACGACTATGAGAGTATTGGCCAAGCCTGGTACTCCACTTACCGAAGTTAATAAGAACAGAGGTCAGATCAGGCAGATTGATGAATACTCAGATGATTATGGTCGAACTTTCCAGAAGCCTCAAGCTCCTCTTTCGATCAATTCACGAAGGATTGCAGTAAAGTACGGAGACGAGGGTGGAGCGGAAGCAGACGGCGTCATCTATGTTCGTCCAGGTGTGAGTGATGTTCGTATTGGATCAAAGAATTATGCTCAAGTTCGTATTGCTGTTGATGGTACACATTATCTAAAAGGTATGGCTGTCTATAAAGATGATCTTCCTGATGGGGTAGATCTTCAATTTAATACGAACAAGCTCAATACTGGCAGGAAGAAAGATGTTATGAAAGAGATGGCCGATGATCCTGATTTTCCATTTGGGGCTATCGTACATCAGATTCATGGTAAGGATGGAAAAGTAGATTCGGCTATGAATTTGGTATACGAAGAGGGCGAATGGGATAAGTGGTCTAGAACTCTTTCATCTCAGATGTTGTCCAAGCAAAGTCCTAAACTTGCACAGCAACAGCTCGATCTAACCTATGAGCGTCGTCGAAATGAATTTGATGAGATCATGTCTCTTACTAATCCTACCGTTCGTAAAGATCTTCTCATCAAGTTCGCAGATTCAACCGACGCAGCAGCAGTACATCTCAAAGCTGCCAACATGCCGAGACAGGCAACAAAGGTTATTCTTCCTATTAGGTCTATCAATCCTAAAGAAGTCTATGCTCCTACCATGAGTAATGGAGAACGAGTAGCTCTTGTTCGTTTCCCTCATGGTGGAACGTTTGAGATTCCTGAATTGACAGTGAACAATCGTAATCGTGAAGCACGTAGAATTTTGGGTACAGCTGCAGAAGATGCTATCGGTATTCATCATACAGTTGCACGTCATTTGTCTGGTGCCGATTTCGATGGTGACACTGTTCTTGTTATTCCTAATAAGAAGAGACAACTCACAATCGATCCTGCCTTGGAAGATCTAAAGAACTTTGATCCTATGATGTACAAGGTTCCAAAGGGTTCTCCAATTCCTCGAATTACTAATAGACAAAAGCAGCAACAGATGGGTAAAGTTTCCAATCTGATTACTGACATGACTATTCGAGGAGCCGATTCAGCAGAGAAAGCTCGTGCTATTCGGCATTCTATGGTTGTCATTGACGCAGAGAAACACCACCTCGATTTGGTTCAGTCTGAGAAAGACAATGGCATTAAAGCTTTGATAGAGAAGTATCAGGGAAAGACAACGGCAGGCGCTACTACTATTATCAGTCGGAAGAAAGCCGAAGTCTACGTTCCCCAAAGAAGACCCCGCCCTCGTTCAAAAGGGGGTCCTATTGATCCGGTTACTGGAAAGAAAGTATTCGAACCTACGGGACGTATGATTCCTGAACGCGTACGAACAAAGGATCCTACCACAGGGAAAGTTACGTACGTAGATACAGGAAGAATGGTACCTAAGAAACAGAAGTCTACTCGTCTAGCGGAAGCTGAAGATGCGTTCACTCTTTCTTCGGGTACAAGAATGGAAGAGATCTATGCTACACATTCGAATAAGCTAAGGGCTATGGCTAATGATGCACGTAAAGAAGCTCTTCAAACAAAGCCTAATCCAAAGTCCCCCTCTGCTGCGAAAGTGTATGCAAAAGAAGTGGATTCATTGAATGCCAAGCTTAATGTCGCACTTAAGAACACGCCCCGTGAAAGACAGGCCCAGAACCTAACAAATGCCGCCCTCTCCCAAAAGAGGCAGGCTAATCCACACATGGAGCCTGAGGATGTAAAGAAAGTAAAACAACAATTGTTGAATGAGTACCGTGTTAGAACAGGGGCAAGGAAAACCAAGATCAAGATAACCCAGGCCGAATGGGATGCTATCCAGGCAGGTGCGCTTAGTAACGATAAGCTAGAGAAGATTCTTTATAACAGTGACATGGATACAGTCAAGGTACTGGCCCTACCCAAGACTGCACCTAAGATGACAAGCGCTAAGATGGTCCGTGCTCAGTCAATGTTGAGGTCAGGGTTTACCCAGGCTGAGGTAGCAGAGGCTTTGGGTGTTGGCTTAACTACACTCAAGGTGAGTCTCAATGAGTGACATGGACATCACTGATGTTAACGAACCAATCGAGTACATGTTAACAACTGTAGACAATCCATTCAATCCATTCACTGAGTTCGAGGAATGGTTACAGTATGACATGAGTAGTGGTTACAATACATCCGCCTTCCTTGACCGAGTGGTCATGACATCTAATGAGTTGTCCGAACCGGACCAGGCATTGGCAATACAAGATGCAATAGACCAGATAGTAGAGGAGAACGTATCAGGCATGTGGAGGAAAGTAACAAAAGATTCTTTTAAATAAAATAAAAAAATAATTAATAACCGATGCCAACCCATACCCCTATCCCTGCCTATGGCTGTGTATGTATT